TGGAAGAGTCTTACAATAAGAGTAAGTCACTCACTCCAGAACTTCGTGAGGAAATCAACAGTCTTCCAAAGTCCTATCAGGATGATGAAGATGAAGATGATGCAATGAGTTACTTTAAAAAACTGGTTGACGATTGATTAATTATCATATAATCTGATATTATCAACTCTCTTAAGGGTAGGACTAATGTATTGGTCACTACCCTTTTTATATTTTAATTTAGATTCTACATCCTCTAAAATTAAAGGCAAATAATTATCTTTTAATAGAAAAATATTTCTTTTCTTATTTTCTATATTCTCTTCATATTCATAGTTTGTGATTCTTTGTTTAACATCTCTATTAAACAATAATTGCTTAGTATTTGAATCGTAATACTCAAGATAAAAGTTTTGATTTACTACTAATCCAGACTTTAAAATTATTTTTCCTGAAGAATCTTTAATCTCTTTTGTTTCGTAATGGTGAGTATTGTTAAGTGCTTGATAAGATCCATATTTTTCTAAAAGATATGAATCAAAAGATTCTTGAGTTAGAGGCCATTCATCGTAAAGATTTAAGATGTTATTCGACAGCATAACTACCCAATCTAATGTTTCATCATTATAAACTTTAAATGCCACATTATCAGGTCTTTCGTCCCCAACGATTATATACCTATTAAAGTATGAAAGATTTCCAAATATATCATCTCTTATTTTGCCTCTTTTAAAGAGGTTTTTTGTTTTAGAATATTCTGAGATTGTATTTTCATCTCTATTGATATATTCTAAATTTGGTATATTTCTAAAGTAAAGTCCCATTTTTTACCATCCGGTTCCTTTTAGACCTTCGTTGAGTTCATAATCATTTTCATAAATTGGATCAATTTCACCAAATGTCAAATTAATTTCATATTGGGTCATTGATCCATCTTGATAGGTCATATAATTACCATCTGGAGTATAATTTACGGCAATATCTCTTAAGGCAGCAACTTTAATTCTATTTAGATATGGATGATCTTCGGCAAGACTACCTTGACCAGTATAAACATAAGATATCTTAAATACATTTGGTGCTAATAAAAAGAGTTGAGCAGTTGAGAGTGCTGGTGCCATACTCTTTTTAAAGTATCTGATCATTTTTTTTATAACTATTGCTTCTCTTTGCTCTCTTGGAGTCAATTTGAAATTGAATGTAAAACTTCTCAACATGGGACCATTGAAAAGAAGTTCTAGATTGTTATTGATTGCTCCTCCAAGAGTTCTTGACAAAAGATTGTTTGACTTAACTGATTGCTGGACAAAATAATTTACTGCAAATTGTCTAAGTTCTGGACTTGCATTATCAAAAAGATCTTTTATTGTGTTGGCACCAGTTGCAACTCCACCATAAAATCCACCAAGTCCTGTTTTAGCTCCATCTATGGTTGAATATGCAGCACTTGCAAATGCTGCAGTGATTGGATTTAGTTCTCCACCACCCCAATCAACGGACATACCCTCAACAATTCCCGATTGAATTGGAAGATATATCGTTGCAAGTGGTTTTCCAGGATCTCTATATTCCATTCCAGGTAATGCTACGGATCCACCAGCAATTGTATTTTGATTTGTTAATCCAGATTTTTGATAATTTAAAATTTCAAATTTAATAAAATCTCCACCGTTTCCGTTTTTTCTATTTATTGGATAAATTAATTCTGAATCTGGATAATTATTTTTTCGACTTCCAATATTTGTATTTGTTGTTCCACTGCTGTTTGGATCACCATTTGACGGTGTTGCTGATGGACCATTCTGAGGATCAGAACTAGCACCTGGTTGAGGGTCTGTTTGAGCAACTGTTGGGGCAGTTTGCGTTGGTAATGCGTTTGTATTTGGATCCTTAACTCCAGGAACTGGATTTGCTTTAGTTGCTAAAAATGCTCTAGTGTTAAATGGTGAATTGGCATTTATAATCGCAGCTCTTTCATTGTTGAAAGTTTTAACACCATCGACATCAAATATATCTTGAACTTGTGCTTCTGTTAATTTTGTTCCGTTTAAATTGTTATATTTTTTTGTTAATAATGAAATATTGGTGACTGTCCAGTCATTATTTGCACCAACTTCTGCTAGTTTATCATCTCCAAAAATACCTCCATTCCCAAAAACTTCAGCTTGACCAGTGTCAGTATTTACTAAAATTTTCGTTGGTATTTTTTTCCAAGGCAGATCGTTGGTTATTTGAGCCATCAGATATTACTTATAGTATTATAAGTTCTTTATTTATATTTATAGGCCCAATTCATCTTCTGTTATGATTTTGAATTCTAACATACGATCTTTGCACCATTCTGTTGCTGCTTTCCACTTAGCAACATTTTTTTCATATGTTAGTGCTTCTGTAATAAAGGTTTTGTTTCTTTTTCTTGGAGTTTTAATCGGTCTTTTTGTTTGACTCTTTGGTTTAACTTCAATTACATATTTTTTTATTGCACCACTTCTTTCTTGTATCTTTACAAAAAAATCTGGAAAATATTTGTGAACTCTACCATCAACTGGAGAAACATAAGGAATAAAAAATTCTTCACTTCCCCATTCTAAAATATTAACTTTCCTATCACAATATCTCATAAAACGAAGTTCCCAAGAACTTCTGTATACAATATTTCTTACATCACCTTTATATTTTTCCGGATTTTGTGGATGGAATTTGCCTTGGTGATATTTATCTCTCATTACCTTACTACATAATATATAAGTAAAAGTATTTATTTTAGTGCTATGGCGTCGAAACCGCTGCCCAAGATCGGTAGACACTACAAGGTGTCGGAAATTAAGCAAAAGTTATTGCACCCAGCACAAACTTCGGTATTTTCTGTCAATATTTTGACAAATTCCAATGTTAATAACTTTATTGGATTAGGTTCAAGGGATCGAGAGTCTATCAATCTGGCTTGTTGTGAAGCAAGTCTTCCTGGTTCTAGTTTAGCAACACACGAATCTAATAATGACTATCATGGAACAAGTGAAAAAATGGCATATCGTAGAATATACGATGATACACTTGATTTGACTTTTTATGTTGATTACAAATACAATACTCTTAAATATTTTTTAGCATGGATGAGCTTTATAGTTGGTGAAGGAAATTACTTTACTCAAAATGAATATATTGATCCAACAACTTTTTATAGAATGACTTATCCAAAGTCTTATAAAACACAGATTTCTGTCTTAAAATTTGAAAAAGATATTACAAGATCTTCACCAAAATATAGAATAGGTTACGATTTTATTGATGCATTTCCTATTAATATTGCATCAACACCAGTTTCATACGACCAAAGTGATTTACTAAAAGTGACTGTTTCCTTTAATTATACTAGATATGTAATTGCAAGTGAATTTAGTCCTTATACAGCAACTGCAAGAACTGGTGCTGCACCTTCTACACAAGCTCCTTTACAAGCAGCTCAAAATACTGCTAACCTTTTCGGGGGTGGTCTTGATTTGGGTAATCAATTAGGTATTGAACCAATAAATGGATCAACTTATACTTTACCCGAAGGTCCAGGATATGCTGATGGTTTTAATCTAAATACATCACTTGTAGACATTCCAACACAAGATACACCTTTAGGACCACCAACAGCAATAGGATTAAACGATCAACAAACATTGAATGAATTATATCAGTTTGGACGTAATGGTGGAAGATCTGCTGCAGATTTTATAGGACCATTTCCATCATAACCACAATAAATAAAACACCTGAAACATTTATAGGACATTATGCCTTTACCAAAGATTTCTACACCAACATATGAGTTGGAATTACCTTCAACTGGTCAAAACATTAAGTATAGACCATTTCTAGTTAGAGAAGAAAAACTTTTAGTTCTTGCTTTGGAAAGTGAGGATACAAAAGAAATTACAACTGCAATTAAAACAGTTATTAAAAACTGCATTCAAACTAGGGGAGTTAAAGTAGAAGCACTTCCTACATTTGATATTGAATACTTGTTTTTGAATATTCGTGGAAAATCGGTTGGGGAAGTAATTGAGGTCAATCTAATTTGCCCAGATGATAATGATACAACCGTAAAAAAAGAAATTGCGATTGATGAAATTGAAATTAAAAGAAATGATGAGCACACAAATCAAATCAAAATTGATGATAATTTGATGATGGAAATGAAGTATCCATCACTTGAACAGTTTATCAAGAGTAATTTTGATTTTTCTGCAGATGCAAATAATATGGATCAATCATTTGATTTGATTGTTTCTTGTATTGATAAAATTTATAATTCTGAGGAAGTTTGGGTTTCTTCTGATGTAACCAAGAAAGAACTGGTTGATTTCTTAGAACAGATGAATTCAACTCAATTTAAGCAAATTGAGAAGTTCTTTGAAACTATGCCAAAATTACATTATTCAACTACTATTAAAAATCCAAATACTAAAGTTGAAAGTGAGGTTGTTCTTGAAGGACTTTCTAGTTTTTTCGGATAGCCATGGTCCATATGGACCTTGCTAACTATTATAAGTTGAATTTTGCCTTGATTCAGTATCATAAATATTCATTGACTGAGATTGAGAATATGATGCCCTGGGAACGTGATGTATATGTTACATTATTGGAACAACACTTGGAAGAAGAAAGGCAAAAACAACAACAAAAGAGTTAGTAATTCATGGCAGCCGAGGATCCAACCCAAACTAAAATCCAAATTATAGATCCAGAAATTGCCAAACTTCTTGGGTTGGAAGATGACTTTGACCTCGATTATGATGACTATTTTTCTATTCTTCGAGAAAAAATAGCAAAGGCTGCTTTTGAAAAAGACTCAAAGTTATCTGAAGAAGATTTGGCAAAACTTGCCAATGAGAGAAAAAGAGTAAGAGATTTAAAAGATTATAAATTTACTACTGCACCAAAGAAAACAGTAAATGCAGATAGTTTCTTTGGAAGAAAAAAAGAAACAAATCAAGGACAAAATAAACCAATTACAGACTCATCAAAACTTTTAGGTGGTTCTCCAGGAGCAACAAAGGCAAGTCAGGCAGAACCAAAAGATGATGATGTAGAAGAACAAAAAGGTGATAAAGTTGATAAATTATCTAAATTTGTAAACGGTGATCTTTTAAGTATAGTTAAAGAGATTCGTAGTCTCACAGAAGATATTGTAAATATTTTTAAAAAGCAATCACAGGCAAATAAAAAAGCACAAGAAAGAAATAGAATTCAACAAAATAAACAAAAAAAGGCAGGAAGAGAGTCCAAATTAGAATCGAAAAAACAAGATTCAAAAGGATCAAAATTACTTGATAAAGTCACAAAACCATTTACGAGTATTTTTGATACTATAAAGAACTTTATTATGATGGTTCTTTTGGGATCTGCAGA